TGTTGCTCGCAAATCTGCTGATAAGATTTATTCCATGTTCTGTGACTATAAAGACCAACAAGACTTCATTGGAATGGACATGTCTAGGAAATTTCTTGAAATGGGATTTACTCGCTCCCGTAGGTATGCAAATCATTCTAATGGAAAGAAGTACGCTGAAGATGGTTCCATTAGACCCCAATCGCCAGATGCACTACACTGTGAAAAAGCAAGGTCTGCTAGAGTTTTTAAAAAAATCAGAGACAAAGTAGCATATGATGAAAAGTATGTTATAATGAGAAAAAAGTGGAGAGGTAATGAATGATGAGTCCTTTTGGTAGTGTATCAAACACTAGGGAAACATATAGTAAATTCTATCAAGAAATTATAACAGAG